CAACAGTGTCAGTCGTCTCAAGGATGATCTTACCGTCTAGCACAGACAAGGCAGAGCCAGCGGGGATGGGTGCGCCCTTAACGATGTAGATACCTGCCGCCTGCACATCTACTGTGATTTGAGAGGCTGAAGTGTTCGACAAGTTACAGCCGATCATAACGGAGGTTGTTGCAGAGGGAACTGTGTAAGTTGTGACAGGTGATGTGCCTACGGAGGCGCTTGTGTAGTTCTTGAATGTGTTTGCCATGATCTATCCTAATGCGATTGCAAGAGCCAAAGCACTGCTCTCGGCTGCGGCTGCTGTTGTGTATCCGGCGGCAGCATGATCACCCCAGCCGTATGCTGTATCTGCGTTTGCGCCTTGGGCTGCTGTGGCATAGTCTGAGCTATCAAATGCTTTGACCTGAGCAAGGTTCGTGACCTCACTGTCCATTAGTGCGCCAGCAGCCGTTACGTTAGCTGTGTCAGTTACGTCAGCACCAGCCTCAATCCCATCGAGCTTTGTGCCGTCAGTTGCAACATCACGGCCATCTACTGTCCCGCTTACAGTAATAGAGCCAAACGACGGGCTGTCATTAGGTTGAACTGCGCTATCCGCTAATGTGCCTTGCGCCGCTGTGGCAAACAACGACCCGTCCACAGAGCCATTCACCCAAGCAGAGCCGTCATAAATTCGGACGACATTGGACGTTGTGTTGTAGTACCAGTCTCCGGCCGTAAGAGCAGCGCCTAAGCCGTCAACAGTGGGGTCAGACGCTTGCGCGCCTAGATACAAACCGTCAATTGCGTCCTTGGCTGCCTCGGCAGAGGCTTGTGCCGCTTCAGCAGCAGTTTGCGCTGTCTCAGCATTTGTCTCTGCGGTCTCGGCATTAGTCTCGGCCGTTTCAGCCGCAGCCTGCGCTGCTTCAGCGGCGGCCTGCGCCGTTTGAGCGGCTGACTCTGCTGCTTCCGACGCGGTCTGCGCGCTGCTGGCAGTGGCCGCGGAGGACGCTGATGACGTTGCGCTGGCAGCGGCGGCTGTTGCGCTTGAGGAAGCAGAAGCAGCTGAGTTGGCTGCGCCTGTTGCGCTGCCCGATGCAGAAGTTTGGCTGCTGGCCGCAGCAGCAGCAGATGCAGCAGCGGCGTTTTTAGCTGCCTCAGCCTGCTCCGCAAACTCCTCTACATTGTCAACCTCCGTGTCGCTGGTCATACCAGCAGTTTGGGTCCAATTTGTAGTCGCCATTAGCGCGGCACTCCCATTTTAAGAGGACCAGTGACCCTACCCTTATCGCTTTCCAAGTTTAGCTTATCCACGCCGGATTGATAAAGAGAAGCCCAAATTTGTGTGCGGGTATCGTCAGATAGGTAAGGCGCAGAATGAATAAGCGAGCCATAAAGCAAAACGTCAGGCGCGTCAGTCAAAAGCCAATTGGTTGTTGCAGAGTCGCTGAGCGCAGGAATGCGAGCATAATACAACATAGAAATGTTAGTTGCCGTGTCGGGCGTAGGGTAAAACTCAAGCTGGTCAGCAGTTACGCGAACAAGGCGCGGCTCTGCGGCAGTATTAGATTGCGCGCGACGCTCAGCCATCTCTGACGACGATACAGTTTGCATCATTTTGCCAGTGGCTAAAGCAATCATTTTTAACTCAAGCCAGTCGTTTGGCAAGTTTTCGTAACGCTCATCTACAGATGTGGTTACACGCTTTTCCTGTTTCCAGTGGCGCAATTCGCGGGCAATCTGCGCCTCAGCCAATGAAATAAACGTAGGTATAATTGACGTTAAGTCATCGCGGTTAAGAAAATCCGCGATGCTAGACTTTAGCTCTGCGTAAGTTGTGATTGCCATTAATTGTTTCCAACTACTGTGGTGGGATTAACCGTTCTTAAATACTGATCAAAAAGACCCGGAGAGGAAGCCAAACCATAACTATTTAAGAAATCAACATATTCCGAATACCTAGGGTGTTTCTTAATTGCTTGTTCTTGTGCCAGCATTTGCTGGTCTACAATCATTTGATCTCGACCCTGAGCAGCAGGAGTATTAATTGCCATGTTACCGCCAGACGCAGGAACAGACTGACCAGATTGAGCTGGCGTAGATTGAGGTAAAGTGTAACCCGGAATACCAGTCATACCAGTATTAGGCATGTCAGATTGAGGTAAAGTATAACCCGGAATACCAGTCATACCAGTATCAGGCATGTCAGATTGAGGTAAAGTATAACCCGGAATACCAGTCATGCCTGTGTTGGGCATGTCGCTTGTTAGCAAGCCTTCAGAGCGCGCGGTTGGTCGCATAGGTGACATCACACCACCAACCGCCTGACCTTGCGCATTTGACCCTGCGTCAAGCATACCCGCAGAGCGGTTAATCCCACCGCCGTCAAACAAGTCAACATACCATGGAACATAGTCGCGCGTCTCAGGGTTAAAGTAGCCCGGCAAACTATCGGTTAATGTTGCAGCTATTTGCGCATCACCGCGCTTGCCTACAGCAGCATCCTCGCGCGTGCCAAGAAAAGAAGGCAAGCCGCCAAGGCCCAAGTCTTTTAAATCATTAGGATCAACAGACTTGGCTGCGCCTTTAGTCGGGCTTCCGCCGCCCATGCTGTTTCTTAATTCATCTAAAAATGCCATAATTTACTTCCCGTATTTTTTCGACATGCACTTTCCAGCGCGCTTGCATCCTGCGGGGGTGGGGCAACCTTTACATGGCTTCATATCATTATCCTCTAGCTCATCTGCACATTAGCACAGTTTATTCAATAATACCACGCAAGCTGCATATCACACATCCTCAATATCCGCTAGAACCTTCTCCATACGCGCATTTAGCTTCCAATGGCCAGCGCGCCACCTTGCTGCGTGCTGAGCGTCCTCTAAACTTAAACCTCGACCAATATACGACTTGATCCATTGGTTCATGCGGATATTTTTCATCTTAGGTGACAGCTTGTGAAACGGAACTGGCTTCATGCAATACCTTTCAAATTGCGTTTAATAGATTGTTTCCAACTGGATAGCGAGCCAGATAACGCAGTTGCAGCGTCGCTGGCCATTGTCAGACAAAGCGCATCCGCAAGGTCAGGCGACCTTAACCCACGCTTGCGCATCTCATCCTTACTCTCAGCCTTCATCTTGCCTGACGAAGTGAACGAGTAGCGTATCGCAGTTAACTCCGCCAGCAATTGATCGTTATTCGGCAGCTTGCACGACCGATCTTCAAGCCAACCCTTTGTCTTAAACCAAAGCTCGCTGCGCAAATTCATGTGCGTCTTGCCCATAGCAGGAGCCTCGCCCACGTTAATGCCCCTGACTGGCGCGCCAAGCTCGCGCAGCCTATCAACCACACCGCCGCCAACGCCAATACTGTCAACCAATATCTCTTTAGGCCGCATAGAAGGCGATAAGCCTTCGTATTCGGCCATAACGCGCCCGACAGTCTGCATCAAATCTAAACCCTGCCAAGACGTAATCTCAGTCACAACATTGCCATACCGCTTGCACAGCGCAGTCTTGTCCGAACCAAAGCGCGCAACGTCCAAACCCCAAATAGGCTTAACGTCAGGCGTTACCTCAACGTCACGATGGATCGCGCTCTCAACCAAGTGAAACGGAATGATCGTGTCGTCATCCGCCATAGGGAACTCGCCTAACACCCTGATTCTAAAGGCATTACTCTCCTCACCATACCTTGCGCGCATCTCGTCAACAAACTCGTCAGACACAAGCGGGCTATCTATGCACGACCAACGCCGTGTCCACCAGCTGTCTGCCATCCGCGTCTGACTCTCGTAAAACGTGCCGGACGAGCGCGTTGGGTTGCTCAGCAAAATCGTAGTCGCGGCGTGGCCAGACATCGAACCAGCAGCAGCCTCAAACACCTTCTCAGGCACACCAGAAGCCTCGTCCACGACTAACAGCACATTCTCTGAGTGAACCCCAGCCAAAGCTTCCGGCGTCTCCGCACGGCTCGTCCTAGCCGAAATGAAAGCCTCGCTTGGGGCCGCGTTCAACTCAACACGGTCAGACTTAACCGTAAGCAACACCTTCAACTGCGGCGGCAGTTCATTAATCCAACGCTTCAACTCGGCAAACAAGGCATCAAACAGCTGGCCGCTGGTAGGGGCCGTGACAACAACCTTATTCGGAAAACGCAGCAAAACAAACCACAGCATAATCCAACTGGCCGACGTGGACTTGCCCGTGCCGTGGCCGCTGCGAATGCTAACCTTGCGCTCACCGTCTGCAACAGCCCGCAGAAACTCAGCCTGATAATCGTGCGGAGTAGCGCCAAGCACCTCCTGCACAAACAACGCAGGGTCATCGCGGTAACGCAGCACAAACTCCTCAAGCGGATTATCATTGCTCATCTTCTATCCAATCTGTTAAAAATTCGCCGCAAAACGTAGCTTCGCACCAAACTGACGACCGTAAAGGCCAAGCCAATTGCAAAGCTATCACCAATGGTGACGTTGTAGCCAAACAGAGGCAAAATCAGCACATTTGCCAGCACGCTAACAAGGTAGCCAATAGTTACATTCGTAGCAGCCTCAAAGGCGGAATTACGCTTTGACTGCATTAATGCGCTCCTTAGCTATGTTAAAATAAGTTTCGTCTACCTCAATGCCGATAAAATTACGGTTGAGGTTTTTAACCGCTACCCCTGTTGAGCCACTACCCATAAATGGATCAAGTATAATACCATTAGAACCATCAGATGTACTCTCAATTAGTTTCGCCATGAGTGCTACAGGCTTGCAAGTAGGATGCCCGTAATCATCGGATGGCGATGGACGCTTGCACTCGATTACACTTTTAGGGCGCCCATTGGCAAAAACACGCCGCCCCTTGGAGGCGTACCAGATAATATCGTGCATTGGAGCAAATGCACCTTTCAAGTCGCCCATTCCATGATGCAATCTATTCCAGATGACTTGTGACTTTAAATTAAACCCAGCGGCCTCAATTTGCTCACGCCAAACACCGGATGTTCTCCAGTCACAAAACGAAACAATGCCACCGCCTACCTTTAACACACGGAAGGCTTCGGCAATCCACCTTGAGTCAACTTTATCGTCTTGCTTTATTTTATCGTATCTTGGCCCGCCCTTAGACCGATTAGACTGAAACCCCATGCCATAAGGCGGGTCAGTCAAAACCATATCAACCGACTTGTCAGGGATAGTCGCCATCAATTTAAGGCAGTCGCCTTGCATAAGACTAATCATTTGTCACATCCTCGTAATCCGCGTCAATAGCCATCGCCTCACGTTGGCGGTCCTCAGCATCAATCTGAGCTAAGTCAGCATTAACCTTGCGTAGCGCGTCCAAGTGCATGTCGCTCACGCTAATCGTAACATTGGTCTGAGGCCGATTGCCGTAACGCTCCTGATTATACGAGCCAGCCATAAACTTGCGC